TTGGGACAGATCATTGAATTTCCGCCATCGAGTTCGCTGCGGCCCGAACAGGCGATCGGCAATTGCGCGCGCACCCAATGGAGCCAGTTCATCGGCCTCGGCATCACCGAGGCCGGCGAGTTCGAGATCGTCAACAGCGACATGACCGCCGAGCGGGCGCTCTGGCTGATCGAATGGGCGAAGCGCTGGGCGATGGGGCTCGACGAGGTGGAGGAACTGCGATGAGGGCCTTCACCGCGACGCGCCGTGGGCGCCCGAAATCGGCGCTTCCCGCGCAGGATCGGGGGACGCCGGAGCTGCAGGCGATCCGCCACAAGCTGGCCGCCGGCGCCGATCCGGCCCTGGCGGAGAATCCGCTGGGGTTGCTGCTGGCGCGCGGCTTGATCAACGCCGAGCAGCACCGGGCGGGGAGCCGCTATGAACGGCTCTATCGCCAGGCGGTCGCCCGGCGCGAGATCAGCCTCGGGCGGATCTACCGGCGGCTCGGCGAGGCTACAGGCCGCAGCACCGGCGGAGCGGCGCAGGATCGCGACGACGCAAGCCTCGCCGAGGCGCGCCGGCAATACCTGGCTGCCAAAGCCAATCTGCTCCAGGCGGGGCTGGCCGCGGCCCGCGCCGTCGAGGCCCTGGTCGTGTTCGACGAGTGGCCGGAGGCGCTTCTCGTTGCATTCCGCCAGGAGGGTTGCGGCAACGACAACCTTTCCCGGACTGCGCTCCGGAAGATCATGCTGGTCCGCGATGGGCTCGACGCTCTCGCCTGCGGAGGCAAGAAATACGCAATTTAGCTTGACGTAACTTACGTAATACGCTATAGTCTAATTATAGACTGGCGCGATCGGCCCAGTGGGGCGGCTCCTGCCGTTCCCGGCCTTTCCTCACCGCAAATTCAATCTGAAGACCTCCGGTCCCCCGCGGGCCCGGATGGCGGAGTGCATCGCATTGGTAGCCAAATCTCAGGACAAGCCGCAGCGTAAAAAGCCAGTCGTCGAAGAGACGCGGAAGCGCAAGGTCAAGGCGAAGTCATCGAAGTCCGAACCCGCAACTGCGACGCGGCGGGCGGGTGGTGAGACCGGGGTCGCGACACTGGCCCGGTCCCACGCCGCCGCCGCGGTCGCGGCCCTGGTCGCCGTCATGGAAGATGCGACGGCTTCCCCCTCGGCGCGCATCGCCGCCGCCGGAGCCCTGCTGCAATGGGGCTTCGGCAAGGCGCCGGCAATCCCGGCTGCGGCGGCCAGGGCAGAATTGCAGAAGACGATCGAGCGCCATGGAGGCCCGCAGCTGATCCGCCTGAGCTGGGCGACGCCCGAGGCGGCGAACGACAACGCGGCGGCGGCCAAGACGCAGCCCGAAGAGCCTTCCGCATGACGAAGAATATGCGCGACGCGAAACGCGCTCTCCCGAAGGCGAAGCCGGGCGACACGCAGGTGACCGAAGTCGCGCTCTACGCGCCGCGGCCCTTGCAGGCGGAGCTGCATGGCGCGATGCGGCGCTTCAACGTGCTCGTGGCGCATCGCCGCTTCGGCAAGACGGTGTTCTGCATCAACGAACTGATCGCCAAGGCCTCGCAGAACACGCGGTCGCAGCCGCGCTATGCGTATATCGCGCCGCTGCTGGCGCAGGCGAAGGATGTAGCCTGGGATCACCTCAAGCGCGCGACGGCGCCGATCCCCGGCATTGCGGTGCATGAAAGCGAGCTGCGCGTCGACCTGCCGGGCGGCGCGCGGATCCGGCTCTACGGCGCCGACAATGCCGACCGCTTGCGCGGGCTCTATTTCGACGGCGTGGTGCTGGACGAATATGCGCAGATGAATCCGCGCGTCTGGTCCGAGGTGCTGCGTCCGGCTCTCGCCGATCGGCATGGCTGGGCGATTTTCATCGGCACGCCAATGGGGCGCAACCAGTTCGCCGCGCTCTACGAGATGGCGCGGCGCGATCCGGACTGGTTCACCGCGCGCTATCGCGCCTCGGAAACCGGGATCATTCCGGAAGCGGAGCTCGAGGCGGCGCGGCGCGCCATGTCCGGAGACCAATATGCCCAGGAATTCGAGTGTAGCTTCGACGCGGCGGTGACCGGCGCCTATTACGCACGGCTGCTGGAGCAGGCGGAAGCCGACAGCCGGATCGGCCGCGTGCCGCACGAGCCGCGGCTGCCGGTGGTCACCGCCTGGGATCTCGGCATTGGCGATGCGACGGCGATCTGGTTCGCCCAGCAGGTCGGAGCGGAGGTGCGGCTGATCGACTATTACGAGGCAAGCGGCGCCGGCCTTGCGCATTACGCCAAGCACCTGGCCGGGCTGCCCTACGTCTATGACCACCATCTGCTGCCGCCGGATGTGGCGGTGACGGAGCTCGGTTCGGGGGTCAGCCGGTTCGAGACGCTGCGCAATCTGGGCGTGACGCCGCGGGTACTGCGGCCGAGCAAGGTGGAGGATGGGATCGAGGCCTGCCGGAATCTCATCCCGCGCTGCTGGTTCGATGCCGAGCGCTGCGAGCGCGGGCTCTCGGCGCTTCGGCAATACCGCGCCGAATATGACGAGAAGCAGAGGATGCTGCGGCCGCGCCCGCTGCACGACTGGACCAGCCATGCCGCCGATGCCTTTCGCTACCTGGCGACGGGGCTGCGTCCGTATCGCGTGAAGAATTTGGAGATAGAGGGACCGGCCTACCATCCCTGGGAATGGTAGCGCGTGGCGCGATTCCTGGAGCTCGAGCTCGACCGTGTGGCGGCGGTCGCGCGGGCGATGCGCGATTGCGATCGCGCGGAGATCTTCGCGACACGCTGGGACGCATGCCCGGATGCCTTCGCCCGGGATTGCGTGGCCTGCCTGACATTGGGCGCCGTCATCGCCGATGAGGCGGAGGCGCCGATCGCGGTGATCGGCGCGCAGGAGATGTGGCCGGGCACCTGGTCGGTCTGCATGTTCGCGACCGACCGATGGCGGGAGATCGCGCTCGACGCGACGCGCTTCGTGCGGCAGCGACTGATGCCGGCCTTGCTGCGGCTCGGCGCCCGTCGCGCGGAATGCCGGAGCGCGGCCGATCACCATGCCGCGCATCGCTGGCTGGAATATCTCGGGGCGCGCCGTGAAGCGGTGCATCCCGATTATGGCAGGCATGGTGAGACCTTTTTTGGCTATTGCTGGAGGATTGACGATGTGCGCCGGACCCTTTTCGCCGCCGAAGGTTCATGTTCCGAAGCCGGAACCGCTGCCGCAGAAGGATGATGCGAAAGCCGATGCCGCCTATGAGGCCGAGCGCCGACGGCTGCGCGAGACCACCGGCCGTCAATCGACGGTCTTGACCAGCGGGCTGGGCGATACCGCCCAGGCGCCGGTGGAGAAGCCCGCGGTGCTGGGGGCTTAGGTCCCTCGCTGAGACGCCACTTCACCGAACTCTCTCTCCCGTGGGGGAGAGGGCTTGAATCAGAGCGCCCGAAACAGACCGGAAATCATATGGACGCGATCGTACTCGACTTGATCCGCCGGCAGGAATCGCTTGCCGGCGAGCGCGCCACGCTGGAATCGCAATGGCAGGAGATCGCCGAGCTCGTGCAGCCGCTGCGCGCGGATTTCACGCTGCACAAGAGCCCGGGCGAGAAGCGCATGCAGAAGCTGTTCGACGGCACCGCCGCCCTTGCGGTGGAGAACCTGGCGGCTGGGCTGTGGGGCATGATCACCAACTCGGCGAACGATTGGTTCGCCTTGCGTTCGCGGCTGGACGAATCCGACGAGAATGACGAGACGCGGATCTGGCTGGATGAGGTGACGCGCCGCATGAGCGATGCCTTCGGCGCCAATGGACAGCGTTTCTACAGCCGGGTCATGGAGCTCTATGCCGACCTGGTTACCTTCGGCACCGGCATCTTCTATGTGGAGGAAAACCGCGCGACCGGCGAGGTGCATTATTCCTGCCGGCACTTGGCGGAGTGCTTCATCGCCGAGAACGACCGGGAGGAGGTGGACACGGTGTTCCGCCGCTTTCACTTCTCCGCGCGCCAGGCGCACCTGAAATGGGGCGACAAATGCAGCCCGGCGGTGCTGCGGGCGCTGGAGAAGGAGCCGGAGCGCCGGTTCCCGTTCCTGCATGCGGTGATGCCGCGGGCGGATGCCACCGCGATGGGCGCCGCGCCGCGCGGGCGTATCGCCAAGGCGATGCCGTTCGCCAGCTATTATATCGATATCGAAGGCCGCGTGCTGCTGGACGAAGGGGGCTATATGGAGTTCCCCTACCAGGTGCCGCGCTGGTCGACCGCTTCGCGCGGGACCTATGGCGACAGCCCGGCGATGCTGGCCCTGCCGGACATCAAGATGCTGAACGCGATGTCGAAGACGACCATCGTGGCGGCGCAGAAGGCGGTGGACCCGCCGCTGCTCGCGGTCGATGAATCGGCGGTGCGCGGCATCCGCACGCATCCGGGCGGCATCATCTATGGCGGCCTCGACGAGAACGGGCGCCGGCGCTACGAACCCTTGCATACCGCGGGCAATGTCAATCTCGGCCTCGATCTCGAGGAACAGCGGCGCAAGGCGGTGCGCGAAGCCTTCTTCTATTCGCTGCTGCAGATGGTGGAGCAGCCGAACCAGACCGCGACCGAGGTGCTGGCGCGCCAGGAGGAAAAATTGCGGCTGATCGGGCCGCATCTCGGCCGTATCCAGAGCGAGTTCCTGGATCCGCTGATTCGCCGGCAGTTCGGCATCATGAGCCGGGCCGGCATGCTGCCGAAACCGCCGAAGCAGCTCGCGCGGGCGGGAATCAAGATCGACTATGTCTCGCCTTTGGCGCGGGCGCAGAAAGCGGGGGAGGGCGCCGCCATCACCCGTGCGCTGGAGGCTCTGGCGCCGCTCGGCGCGGTGCGGCCGAACGTCTACGACAATCTCGATTCCGATGCGATCGGGCGCACGATCATGCGTTCCTTCGGCGTGCCGACGGCGCTGCTGGTGGATCAGGAGAAGGTCGAGGCGCAACGCCAGGGCGGGGACGGCATGGCGAACATGCTGCAAGGCGCGCTGCGAGGGCTGGCCGGCGCCGCATCGGCATCGTCGCCGGAAGCGATGTCCGGCAGCGCCGAAGCGTCATTGCCAGGGGCGCCTGTGCCGGACGGGCCAGCAATGCAAGGAGTGGCGCGATGAGGGGGGATAACGGATCCGGGTCGGTCAAGCCCGGCGCGCGGTGGCTGTTGAGCGTGAACCAGATGCGCGAGGCCCGGCGGGTGGCCGCGGCCTATCGCGAGCATCTGGGAAGCGAATCCGCCGCCGCGCGGCGGATTCTGGTCGATCTCGCGCGCTATTGCCGGGTCGGGCAATCGAGCTTTGTTCCGGGCGATCCGCACCAGACCGCTTTCAACGAAGGTGCCCGGGACGTGTTCCTGCATATCGCCGAGCTCTGCGGGCTGCGGCCGGAAGATTTCCCCAGCTATTTCAGTGAGGCCGAAGATGATCGATGACGCGCTTGGAGGAATGGGCGGCGCCGCGGAACGCCCGGCACCGCAATGGTGCGCCGGCTTCGCGCCGGATGTGGTGGCGGTGGTTTCCGCGAAGGGATGGCGATCGCCGGAGGAGGCGGTGCGCAGCTATATGAACCTGGAACGCCAGTTCGGCAGCGACCGCCTGGTGGTGCCGAGGATGGATTCCTCCGACGAGGAGCGGCAGCGCTTCTGGGACCGACTCGGCCGGCCGGCATCGCCGGAGGATTATGCGTTCACCGAACCGCAAGACGGCTTTCCCTACGATGCCGCGCATGCGGCCTGGTTTCGCGATGCGGCGCATCGCATCGGCCTGACCGGCGACCAGGCCGGCGCGCTCCACGATGCCTATATCGGCTATTGCCGCTCCTGCATGAGCGATACCGCCGGTGAGCCCGCCGACAGTCTCGCCGAACTCCGCCAGGCCTGGGGCAGCAGCTTTCCGGCCCGCATGACGGAAGCCCGCCGCGCGCTCGGCGTCTATGTGATCGAAGATGCGGAATTGAGCGCGATCGCCGATCAGATCGGCGACGTGGCGCTGATGAACCTGCTGGCGAAGATCGGCCGCAGCCTGGGCGAGGATACGCTGGTCGGCGGCCGGGCGAGCGGTGCCGGCGGCATGGATGTGGGTGCCGAAATCCGTCGTGTGCAGGCGGAAGCGCGTTCCGATCCACGGCATCCCTATCTCGACAAGTCGCATCCCGAGCATGACTCCACCGTGCAGCGGATGCAGTCGCTGTTCGAGCGCGCCTATCGAGGGAATGCGTAGAGCTCAAATCCCGGACAACCGCCGCAGCGATCTCAAGCGGCGGCCCGGTTGACCGCCTGAACAGCAGGCCGATCACGGCGCGCGTCAGCGCCGGGTGCGGTCCGGATCCATTGCGTCGCCCCATCCCGTATGGCGCGGCGCGATGCCGGGCAACCGTGCCGTCTTCGTCCCGTCAACGGTCAAGCCTGAAAGGAGAACGAGGCATGTCCTCGCAGATTCAAACCGCGTTCGTCAACATGTACAGCGCGAATGTCCAGATGCTGGTGCAGCAGAAGGGCAGCCGCTTCCGCGAAGCCGTCCGCCAGGAAAACGTGGAGGGCGAAATCGCCTATTTCGACCAGGTGGGTGCCGGCACCGCGATCAAGCGGATGTCGCGCCACGCCGATACGCCCTATACCGAGACGCCGCATTCGCGCCGCCAGGCGGTGCTGGAGGACTACGAGTATTCCGACCTGGTCGATCGCCTCGACCTGGTGAAGACGCTGAACGATCCCACCAGCTCCTACAGCCAGGCGGCGGCCTATGCGATGGGCCGCGCGATCGACGATGTCATCATCACCGCGGCGAACGGCACCGCGCGCACCGGAAAGACCGGGCAGAACCAGATCGCGCTGCCGGCGGGCCAGAAGGTGGCGGTCAACGCCACCGGTCTCACGCTCGCCAAGCTGCTGGCGGCGAAGGAGATCCTGGATGCGGCGGAGAACGACCCGGACGAGCCGCGCTACATCGCCTGCCCGGCGAAGGACATCACCGTGCTGCTGAACACCACCCAGGTGACCTCCAGCGACTATAACAGCGTGAAGGCGCTGGCCGCCGGCCAGCTCGACACCTTCCTCGGCTTCAAGTTCATCCGCACCCAGCGGCTGAACCTGAACTCCGGCGGCGACCGCGCCTGCCTCGCCTGGCGGAAGTCCGCCTTGTGCCTGGCGCTCGGCCAGGTGCCGACGGTGAAGATCACCGAACGCGCCGACAAATCCTATGCGACGCAGGTCTACTACTCGATGTCGATCGGCGCCACCCGCATGGAGGAGGAAGGCGTCGTCGAGATCGCGACCCTGGCCTGATCGAGGCCGCAGATCGCATCAATTCCGTTTCAATCCAGGAGAAATTCATGGCTACCCAATACGGAACGCAGATGGCCAAGCTGCGCAACACCATGCCGGTCGATCTGCCGATCGTCTCGGACGTGCATGGCCGCGTGCGCTGCTTCAATGAGAAGGTCGTGCTGAACGCGCAGCCGACCACGGACACGATCGAGATCGCCCGCCTGCCGAGGGGCGCGCGGGTGCTGTTCGGCCTGCTGAACTCCACCGTCTCGCTCGGCAGCTCGACCATCTCGATCGGGCCGGCCGGCGCCGCCGCCAAGTACCGCGCCGCGGCGACCTTCACCGCGGTCGATACGCCGACCTTCTTCGGCCCCGCGGCGGCGGCCGGAGAGCCCACGACGGCGGAGGAGATCGTGCTCATCACCATCGCCGCTGCCGCGCTGCCGTCCTCCGGCACGCTGCGGGTGCAGATCTTCTATGTGATCGACTGAGGTAGATACCAGCCGGGCGACATGCGTCGCCCGGCTTTTAATCCAGGGGATTCCATGACGATTTCCGTTGTATCGATCTGCAACCGGGCGCTGGACCTGCTCGGCGCCGACCCGCTGACCTCGCTGGAGGACGGCACCAAGACGGCCAATCTCTGCCTGCGCAACTTCACGGCGATCCGCGACATCGTGCTCAGATCATATCCGTGGAATTCGGCGATGCGGCGCGCGGCCCTGCCGGCGCTGGCCGAGCTTCCGGCCTGGGGTTACCTCTTTCAATACGAGCTGCCGACCGGCCCCTTGCCGGAGCGCTGCTTGCGGGTCCATCGCGTGGCGCGCGGCGAGAATTACCGGATCGAGGGGCGGCGCATCCTCACCGATTACCCGGCGCCGCTGCAGATCCTGTATGTAGCGCAGATCGACGATCCGGCGGATTTCGATCCGCTGCTGGCGGAATCGATCGCCGCCCGGCTCGGCGTCTATCTCGCCGCCAATCTCACCGAGAGCGCCTCGCGGGTGGATGCCATGCGCGAATACTATCTGGATACGCTTGCGCTCGCCCGGAGTGTCGATGCGCAGGAGGGCGGCGCCGGCGAGCTCGATGCCGATGTCTGGCTGGCGAGCAGGAACTGACCCATGCCGCGCGCATCGACGCTGCTGAGCACCTTCAATGCCGGCGAATGGTCGCCCGACCTGTTCGGACGGGTCGATCTGCAGAAATACGACAATTCGTGCCGGCTGGTGCAGAACTTCATCCTGACGGCGCAGGGCCCGGCGCTGCGGCGCCCCGGTACCCGGTTCGTGGCGGCAGCCAAGACGAATGGGCCGATCCGGCTGATCCCGTTCGAGTTCTCGACCGAGCAGGCCTATGTCATCGAAGCCGGCGCGAACTATTTCCGGTTCTTCAAGGATCGCGGGCGGATCGAGCAGCCCGCCGGCGCCCCGGTCGAGCTGAGTACACCTTACACCGCAGCCGAGCTGCCGGGATTGAAATGGGCGCAGTCCGCGGATGTGCTCTATCTGTGCCATCCGAACCATCAGCCGCAGAAGCTCTCCCGACTGAGCCATACGTCATGGACTCTGACACCGTTCGAGGGCAAGGACGGTCCCTATCTCGAGGAGAATAGCGGCGGCATCACGCTCGCCCCCAGCGCGACGACCGGCAGCGGCATCACGATCACCGCCGCGCCCGGCGGCAAGGCCGTGACCGGCGCCGTCGGAAGCAATGGCCGGATCCGGCTGACCGTGAGCGGGCACGGCCTGCAGACCGGAGATCCGATCATCGTCGCCAATGTGGGCGGCACCGTCGAGGCGAACGGCAGCTGGACGGTGACGCGTGTCAGCGCCAGCGTGATCGAGCTCCAGGGTTCCGCCTTCAGCAACGCCTACACTTCGGGCGGAACCATCACCGCCAACCTGTTCGCGCCGACGGATATCGGACGCGTGGTCCGCGTCAAG